ACCATAGATAGGTTAAAAACTGAAAAGTTTGACCAATTGAATTTCCTTAAGTTAAAGAACTTGGAAGAATCAATTTAAAGAATTTTTTACTTTTTGAACATACGACGCTTTTAATATTTGAGATCGCCTTACCACAGATTTTTTAACAAATTCTTTTTTTTCAAATAGAATTTGATTTTGTTTAGTTTTAATAACTTTAGATTTTAAAGTTTTTAAGGCCTTTTCTATTCCGTCTTTTTTTATTTTTACTATTAGCATATTATTACAAATATCACAATTTTTTAAAAATTTTTGACAATGGGTATAATTTGTGTTATGTTTTAACAAACAATAAACATTGACATCAATGAAATTTAATGAAAAAAGGAAAAAGTGTAAAGTTAAATCTATTCAGTCCGATAAAATCGGTGTATGGTACTGTAGATTCTAAAAATTTAAAATCATTATACATAAACATTCAATCATGGGTATCTCCCAAATTTGACCACGACAATTGGAATAGGGTCGTGTGTAATTTAAACCGAGAAATCAAACATTCCGTATTTAATTCAATTGATACAAGTCTTTTTAAAGAAAATAGTATTGTTGATTTGGATTTAAGAACAAGTGGGATATCCCACGGAAAAAAATCATTTTTTAATTTAGAAGTTAATTTATATACCAACCAAGAATTTGATTTTAAATCTATCGAATTAAAAGAATCGGTTAAAAAAATAGTAAGAAGTATTATAAGGGATAATGTTATTGAAAACAAATACTTTGATTTTTCAGTGTCAAAAACTAAATAAAAACAATAAATAACTCCTTTGATATATTTATCTTAAAAACTATTAATGAAACAATTAAGAATTTTAGAAGCAAGTGAAGTCGGTCATGGCATATTAATTGAGACGGATGCGGGTTGGGTTTCTCCAAAAGACATACGTAATTCCGAAATGTTAAAGGAAGCAACTAACTTAGATTATAGAAATCCATTTGAATTTTATGCCGTATTACAAAAGTACGATACTCCAAATAGAAACGGAAGATTTTATCCTGAAAGAATATTAAAAAGAGAAGCTGAAAACTATAAGAAGGCAATAGCCAAGGGACTATCAACTTCAGAACTTAACCACCCTGAATCATCTTTAATTGATTTAGATAGAGTAGCACATATCATTACTGATATATGGTGGGATAAAAATATCCTAATGGGTAAACTTAAATTATTAACATCACCAGGATTCCATGAAAGAGGTATTGTTTCAACAAAAGGAGACCAAGCAGCTAACTTAATGAGACAAGGTGTAACCATGGGAGTTTCTTCAAGAGGAGTCGGTTCCTTAAAAAAGGTTGGAGAAAGAAATGAAGTACAAGAGGATTTTGAATTAATTTGTTTTGACTTAGTGTCTTCACCATCTACACCAGGAGCTTATTTATTTACTAATCCTGAAGATAGAAACAAGTATGAAGAAAACTTAGAAGAAGAAAAAAGACATAAAACACCAGAAAATTCAGAATTCCAATCCAAAGGAGTTGACTTAATGAGAAAATTAACCGATTATTTGGGAAAATAAAAATAATTATGGAAGAAAAATTTTTTGTAGCGAAAGTTCAGTACGATTTACCTGATGAAAACAGCGGTAAAATTAAAAAAATCAGAGAAGAAAAACTTGTAAGAGGATATTCTGTTACCGATGTAGAAGCAAAGGTTACGGCAAAATATGAAGGTTTTACTCATGATTGGAGAATTACTTCAGTATCCGAAAGTAAAATAGATGAAGTTATTAAATAATTGATTTAAATTCAATTTATCTAAAGTGGTCAATTTTGACCACTTTTTTTTTGCTCGAACATATTTATATGTTGATATAATATTGTATTTCCACAAAATTATTAATCATAAAACATTAAAAAATAAAAGATATATAATTAAAAAACGATATTTTTTGTTTTTTGGTAATATTTATTAGTTAAAATAAATAGATTTTCTATATGAAAGAAAACAAATTAGTTCAAGAGGCTCTTATTCAAATGAAACAAGTTGAAGAAGCTATAGCCGCAAATGCAAAAGGAATACTTGCTTCTACTATGAAGGAAGAAATCAATCAACTAGTAAAAGAATCTCTTTCCGAGCAATCTGACGAAGATGAGGTTGAATTAGATGCTGACATGGATATGTCCGCTGATAATGATGAAGTAGACATGGATATGGACATGGAATTGGATGATGAATCTGACGATATGGAAATGGACTTTGGTATGGATTCAGACGAAAGTCCAATTGATTTAACTGATGCTTCTGACGAAGAAATTTTAAAAGTATTCAAAGCTATGGGTGAAAATGACGGAATCATCGTTAAAAAAGACGGTGAAAATGTTCATTTAACTGATAATGATGCTGATGTAGAATATCTTGTTAAGCTTGGTGAATCTGAAGACGACATGATGGAAGATGATATGATGTCTGATGATATGATGGAAGATGATATGATGTCGGATGATGGAGAATTTGATGAATCAGTTGATGATGTTATTGATGCTATTTTTAGTGGAAATATGTCAAAAGTAGATTCTAAAGATATGTCTGAAGAGGATGAAGAAGTTGTTTACGAAATCACATTAGATGACGATTCTGAAATGATGGAAGAAGATGACATGGAAGATTCTGAAATGATGGAAGAAGATGACATGGAGGATTCTGAAATGATGGAAGAAGATGACATGGAGGAAGATGACAACATGATGGAATCTAAAAACACAATTAAACCTAAAGGTGTTGGTATGGGTAAACCTAAATTTAGTTACAAGAAAACAACAGGTGGATTTAAAGAAGACATGAAACAAGGTCCTAAATCTGTTGGTACTGGTAAAGCTAAATTTGATTACAAAAAAGGTGCTAACATGGAAGGTAAATCTAAAGTTGTTAAAGCTGAAACTAAGGAAGGTAATTACGGAATGAATAAGGGTGAAAAATCTAAAACCATGAAAGGTAAAGAAGATTACACCACTAAAAAAGGTATGACAAATTCTAAAGGAGAAAAGGCTTTTGAAAAAGAAGAGACCAAAGAAGCTGCAAGAACTTATGGTATGGGTTCTAAAGAAGGTCGAGGTTTAAGAAAGGGCATCACTAATAACAGAAACTATGTTTATGGTAAAAATGGTGTTAAAGTTGAATCCACACAAGAAGAAGTTAGAATGTTGAGAGAAAAGAATGAAGAATACAGAAAAGCATTAAATGTTTTCAGAGAAAAACTTAATGAAGTTGCGATCTTTAATTCAAACTTAGCTTACGCTACAAGATTGTTCACAGAACACTCAACTACTAAAAAAGAAAAAATAAACATCCTAAGAAGATTTGACAATGTTCAAACTTTAAAAGAATCTAAAAGTCTTTATAAGTCAGTCAAAGACGAATTATCTAAGGTAGATACAAAATCAATTAATGAATCAGTAGGTGCAAAATTAAATAAAACAGTAACTACAGGTTCATCAACTACTCTAATTGAATCAAAAACTTATGAAAATCCTCAGTTCTTAAGAATGAAAGATTTAATGGGTAAATTAGGGTAACAAATAAAAATTTTAAATAAACTAAAAACAAAACAAAAACTAAAATGGGAGCATTATTAGAATCAGGTCTTGTTGGTAATATCGGGTTAAAACACCTTAAAGTTATCAAGGAAGACACAATCAACAAATGGGACAAATTAGGCTTTTTAGAAGGTCTTAAAGGTCACATGAGAGAAAACGTAGCTCAATTATACGAAAACCAAGCATCATTTTTAATTAATGAAGCATCATCTACATCTGATACAGGTGCATTTGAAACAGTGGTTTTCCCAATTGTTAGACGTGTATTCTCTAAATTATTAGCAAACGACATCGTTTCAGTACAAGCTATGAACTTACCTATCGGTAAATTATTCTACTTTGTACCTAACATTCAAGCGTACACTGACCCTGCAAACTTGGCAACAACGGGTATTCACTACGCACCGTATGGTTCACCAAACGCGGCTGCTGACCAAACACCTAACAGTGGTTACGACTACAACAACACTAAAGACCTTTACGATAGATTCTACGAAGGTAACGAACCAGCATTAGACCCACCAGGTTTATTTGACTATTCTAAAGGACAATATTCGGCAATTACTGCTCCAGTTGCTACTGTAGCTTGGTTTGCTGACCAATTAGTTCCTTCGGCTTACACTCTTTCTGATTACAGAAAAGTATTAATAGTTATGTCAGGTTTCGCATCTACTGGAGCTGGTAAATTAATCGGTCCTGATGGTCAACCAATGGATAATGAGGCTTTCTTATCTGATTTAACTATCTATGGTGTTGCTGGAAACACAACAACTGCGGCTAACGTAAATAATCCTTACTTATTTAGAGTAGTAACTCAAAGATATGGTAAAGGTATTGTACAATACGGTAACAACAATGCAACTTCAGTTTTCCCTAACGACAGAACAGATGGTGGTCAATATGACGACTTATGTGATACTGAAGGTAAAATTTACTTAGAAGTTGACTTACAAGTTCCAGTATGTATCACTTGTGGTGGTTCTATGGACGGTTACACAGGTTCAACATTCTCTTCATCAACTGCAATTAATAACGCATTTACATCTACTTACAGAATCTACAAAAACTTAGAGTTTGAAGATAGAATTGGTGAGGTTTCATTTGATTTAATGTCAGTAACTGTTTCAGTAACTGAAAGAAAATTAAGAGCACAATGGTCTCCAGAAATGGCACAAGACGTTGCGGCGTTCCATAACATCGATGCTGAGGCTGAATTAACAGCTTTATTATCTGAGCAAGTTGCGGCAGAAATTGACCGTGAAATCTTAAGAGATTTACGTAAAGGTGCTGCTTGGAACTTGAGATGGGATTATAACGGATGGAAACGTCTGGGAGGAAGCGCAGTTCCTTACACTCAAAAAGACTGGAATCAAACTTTGATTACAGCTATCAATCAAATTTCAGCTCAAATCCACAAAT